CAATGAGGAGTGGAAGGACGCCTCTGATGAGTCTATTACGAAGCAACTAAGACAGCTCTTATCCCTCTATGATGATGTAGAGGTCAAGACAGAAAAGCAGAAATCTATCCAATTCTTCGACGGTACAGACAACGTATGGAAAAGAAGAATTTACATTGATAGTCCCAGCGATGCTCCTGAGTGGGCTGATGTTCAACAGGGAAAAAGGGGGGGGTGGTTTTATGAGACTCAAGGAGAGGCTGGAGGAGGTCAAGAGGGAGATGCAGAATCTTTCCCACAGCGTCTCAATACAAACTATGCGGTCAGTAGTGAACCCTTAACAGATACCGACGATAACCAGAAGGGACGCTATGCTTCTACGATGGAAGAACATACTCTGGAAAACGGGGATACAATCTATACTAAGGCAGGAGAGCCTGACCATATGATTAGCGAAGCTATGTCCGACACGGTACTTGATTCCATGGGGGTTAATGCTCCAATGACTGCCTATAATCAGGAGACCGGAGAGGTTCATAAAGAAGGAATAGATGGACATACCATAGGTCAGATTACGGGATCTGCCTACAAATTCAACTTTATGATAGACGACGAAGTCTATGATATGATGGATGAAGGGGTTTTTGATGAGGATTCCTACTATGAGGCAGTCGCGGGTATGATTATCACAGGCAACGATGACCTGAATTCTGGTAATTTGATCGCAGACGATGGTGGGCATTTCTGGGTCATCGACAATGATAACCTCGGAGAGAGAAACATGTCCCACGACCCACAAGAGGCAGCGCACATAGCAGAGAGCGCTATGTCATACGGGAAAGCGATGGATATGGATGTCAACAAAGACGAGTTACGACAAAAAGTTAATGATGTAGCAGGGCGTATATGGAATGAAGAGGAAGGCGCCGTGACAGAGGAATTCAATAGCGCATTAGAGAACGCAGCGAATCACAGTGTCGAGGATGACCCAAGGAATTCAACAGACGCTATCAAAGAAAACCTTACAATGAACGTGGAAGCAGCTGTAAATGACGAACTCGAGTGGTCCTCATAGGTGATACAATGGCAGTAAAATTCTTCATGCACTACGACGGAGAAAAGCACCCCCTCGGTACTCTTAGAGAGGGAGAGATAGTAGAATCTGACGAAGAAGGGTTTAAAGACTGGGTCGAGAACGAAAAAGACCTGGATACAACCCCGGACTTTACAGACGACGATGCTCTGATAAATACCTACTATGGTCCCTCCATCGTTGCTGAATACGTCGAATTGGAGGAAGGAGAGGATGAAGTCAAGGACCTTTCTAAGTCTGCTCAAGTTGCTCGTAGGTCTATGGGCAGAGGAGACACCACATATGAGGAAATCAACGACGTCATCAAAGATGCCTATGATAATACCGTGTGGTGGGCACATGATGAGGACGACCCAGACCTTTCTAAGTCTCCGAGTATGTGGTCTAAGGACGTCCCAGATGAAGCCAAGCAGTGGGTAGAGGCTGCTCTGGATAGCAATGCAATCCACGGGGATTACAAAGACCTCCCTTGGCTCGCTCCCCTGAACATAGAGCGTATCTTCCGTCGAAGACTAAGAGGAGATGCGGGTTTCAGGGTAGAGGATGTCGTTGATGACCTCCAAGATACATTCCCACATATAGACGAGCAGCGCGCTCTCAACATCGCAAGGACGGAAACCGGCGCTGTTCTTGATACTGCGAGAGAATTAGCACACGAAGCAGAAACGCAGGAGAAACAACAAGAAGAAGGCGAGAATTACGAACCCCCGCTTTACAACTGGGTTGGACCAAACGACAATTCAACCACAGAAATCTGTAGCGAGGTTGGGAAAATCACAAAAGAAAGAGGAGGGGTTACGTTAGAACAACTAAAGAGCCTTCTAAGAGAACACGCGAGAGACAGTCCAAGTGGTACTCCAAACCGTGTAGATGATTGGAGCCCTCACTACCAATGCAGAAGAACGTACGAACGAGTTAATTAGATTCTTCGGACTCTTCGGAGTCGTCGCTTTCTCCGAGGTCTCCAGCGATGTATTCATCAACCGCTTCTTGATACCCTTCTTGAGCGTAATGAATCGCTCCGTTGTTACTCATATCCTGCTCAATAATATCTTCGAGGTGATGTGTAAGCATCTCTCGCTCCATACGTTCAAACTCTCCTTCCTCGGTTAGAGTTTCCAACGCCTCGCGGGCGCGATTGAATAATTCTTGGTCGGCCTTGTTGTGATTCATTGCATCGGCGACCTTGTCACCTACGGCCCGGACTCTATCTTCGATGCTTTCATCTCCCTCGACTATATCCTTGAAGGGGTCATCAGCTTTGAAGATTCCATTGACTGTTCGCTGGATGTAATCCATACTACCATGTAACCAGTCTACGATATAATTGTTTCCCATGTACTTACTACCTGCTATATAAAGGGTAAGATAGATTTAAATATCTTCATCAGACTTTTGTCCAAACCTTTATATTACTCCCTTTGGAAAATATAGACAGAAACCATAATGGAATGCAACAGTTGCGACAGTTCCATTGCCCTCAGTAAAAATATGAAGTCCGACCGTGGGCTCACTACTGAGAAGAGCGTCACTCGGTGTCCTAATTGTGGCGCAGAGATTGAACTGTCAAAGAACGATTCCTCCGGGAACCTACTTGAGAAAGGCTTGTAGAAATGCCGGAATCAGTAGAACAGTGCGTGCGGTCGGTAATAGACGAGGAGAGTGTAAGCGAAAGCTCTGCCTACGCCATATGCTGGTCGCGCTATAACGCCGGAGAACTAAAAGAAGACGAAGACTTTGAGTTTGGTCCTGTTTCAGAAGAGGACGACGATGAGGAGTCTGAGGACGATTGGTCAGAAACGGAGAAATCCAGACATCAACTACGACATATCGCGGGCGGCCTCCATGATTCCTATGATGGATTGGATAAACAATCCTCTTGGTCAATCGGATTTGCGACTCTCGCAGCTCAGAAGGCTGGAATGGAGGATCCACTTGGTGTCAAATCTGTTGCGTACAAAACGGTCACTGGGAATTGGCCCAGTATCCACCCAGCCGAAACCACCAAGGATGGACGCGACCATTTATGGGAAACATATAAATATGTCGTAGAAAAAATACTTGGAGGAGGAGAGGTCGCGAAGACGCTGTCCAAATCCAACACAATGGAAAAGGTAAATTTCACCGCAGATTTCGCGGGCACACAAACGGTGTTCAAGGCAGATGATGATTTCGTCATCTGGGGACCCGCGTCTGTGGAGATTGTAGATAAGGAAGGAGATAGAATTCACGCTGACGCGTTGAAGGAAGCTCTTCCGCAACTCCTCAAACGCGGTCGTCTCTCTCTTGAACATTCTGACCAGCTTGTAGGAGAAATCATTGAGTCCTACGAACTCGAAAATTCCGTAGAGCTTGAAATCGACGGAGAAACATCCACGCGAAAAGAATTCCCAACTGACGTTATCGAGTTAGATGGGAAGAATCCCGCGTTGTATGTTGCAGGTCGTATTTATGACGACACCCGTCAAGCCAAGCGTGTACGTGAATCCATCGAGGACGGAGAACTCAATTCCTATTCGATTTCTGGAGAAGCACTAGTCAGCCGAAGTAAGATTGAGAACGGAGAGCCTGTCAATGACATCGTTGAAATTGACCTCTCCGCTGTGACCGTGTGCGAAGAAGGCATGAATCAAGGTGCCAAGTTCGCTACGGTTGCCAAGGATGATTCTGAAGAGGCTGAACCAAACGTTCTGACGATTAAGTCCGAGTCTGGACAAGTGGCGGTAGCCAAGAGCGATGACGCCGAAAACGTAGACACCTCGGCAGAGCACCCCGGTGACCGCACCCTCACTATCCAAAGGTCCGAACAAAACATGTCCGAAGAGACAGAAAAGAGCGAGGATAATTCTCAAGAGATTACCCTTAGCGAGCTTAAGACTGAATTCCAGTCTGTCGTTAAGGATGCTCTCACAGAGGAAGACTTCGCCAAAGAAGACGACATTCTCGGGAAGGAGGAAGTCGAAAACATCGTTGAAGAGCTGGTCCAGGAGAAGATGGACGAGTTCGAGACGGCGTCTGAAGAGGACGTCGAGAAGGAGGACAGCGAGTCCGAAGACGATGTCGAGAAGGCAGACCCCCTAACTGAGGATGAAGTTCGTAGTATCGCACAGGAAGTATCCAAAGACGCAGCCGTTGAGGCTGCAGAAGAAGTCCTCGAACGTCAGGCAGAGGAAGAAGAAGAAGAGGAGGACGAGGAGAAGGCCAACGAGTCCGAGGATTCCTACGAAGAGGAAGAAGAAGACGAGAAGCAGAGCGGCATGAGCGAGGACGACCTCGCGGCTGCTCTCGCTGATATGGCAGGCGTCGACGCGGATGACGCTCAGGATGCCATTGACGCCCTCCAGTCCAAGGAGAACGGAGAAGAAGAGGACGAGGAGGACGAAGAGAAGGTCAACGAGTCCGAGGATTCCTACGAAGAGGAAGAGGAAGACGAGAAGGCTAACGAGGAAGAAGAAGAAGAAGAAGAGGAAGAGGAAGACGAGAAGGCTAACGAGGAAGAAGAAGAAGAAGAGGAGGATGCCGAGGCTGACAAGGGCGGCTCCCAGTACACTGTTCAGGAACTGAAGGAGAAGCTCCCTGAGGACGTTTTCGACGCCGTACGCGGTTATGTCGGCGAAGAGAAGTCCGAGACGGAG